ATAGAAGTCTGCGGAATGGCTGGCGGTGCTCGCTTCAATGTTCAGCGCGCCGGATGCAATCAGACTATGATCGTCTGCTCGAACAAAAACTCCACCGGGGTTTAGATCGGTGAGTTGGGTTGTAATGGCTCCATTGGTAGCCAGCATCGATTCAACATCGCTGCCGTAATCCGTGCTCACTTGATGAATGAAGTCAACTTGCTCGATGGCGATTGCCTGTTGATCGCCGACGTCCACATATGCGCCTAAATCAATTGTTCCAGCACTCCGGCCTCCCGGGGCGGTGCCGGGAGGGATTGTCACCGTTTCCGTCAACCAAAAAGAGCCTGTCTTACTGCGTGCCATGTCCGTCGGTAATGTTCGCGGCACTTAAACTTGCAGGACGCCCACATCCTGTGCACCGCGCAGCGGGGTGACTTAACCACCACTCCCACCCACCCAACGTTACGCGGGAGGATATAAGTTGAGTAGGCGTTTAAATTTGGATTATTGTTAATAGGGAGGACCATCTCCCAAGTTCATGGCCCCAATAGTGAGCGTGAACCTGTCTGATCAAGCCTACTCGATCTATCGAGAGTGGAAGAAGCAGCGCAGAGGGTCGAAAGTGGTCTCCTTTGCCATCATCACCTATCAACTCAGGAGAGATGAGCTGGCAATGCGGGACGTAGGAGACACCCGAATCGATTCCAAGGGTGAGAAGATCACGTGGGGTGAGCAGGGATGGGAATAACGACCAGGATTGTATACATTCGTGACCCGGAGAAAAACTACCAGTTCGTGGCTTATGCGAAAGTTGAACTTAGAGCTGGATCTAAATATCCATATTCGTTCAAATTGATAGAAGGTCCATTCAAAAACGTGATTGGGACATATAGGTTGGTGGAAGAAAATGAATGACCCTGAAGTAATGGAACGCATTGCTCAAGCATTGGAAAGAATCACTTGGGCGCTGGAAACGATGGCGGACCGACAATGAGGTTAGATGACTCCCGCAATCGAGAGAGACTCGATGAGGTTGGGGAATTGAAGACCCACTATGAGGATCAACAACTTCTCCGCTTTGGAAATCGTCTTCTCGATTGAAGCGATCCGTTCCTCATGATCGAGGAGACGGTTGTCGAAGTTCTCAGGCAATCAATACCACTTCCCGGGGCCGAACCAATAACTTGGATCGGTGATCCATTCATACCACTCTTCTTCTGCCAAACCACCTTCGCGTTTGTCCGCAGGGTCAATCCACCAACCGAGTATCATCGCCGGAATGGTGGCCCTAGCTAACATCAGACCAACAGATGCAGGAGAAGAGAACCCTTTCGATCTCCAAAAGGGGATGTCTGCCACATTGGTTGGATCCATAAGGCCAAAACTGCCATAGTAAATCATGGCGTTAACATCGTCTTGATATTGTTCAGGGGTGATATACATTAGACCTCCATGTGCTTTCTTTAATGTCTGTCCATGTCCCATTGTGTCAGTTGTGGCTACCTCCCCTGCCTTCTCGGTCACTGTTGGGTCGTACCAACTAGGATGAGCAATCGAGCTCGGAGATTCCATCCACTCTTGGAAGTCTTCAATATTCCCTCGGTTAAACCTCCAAGGAGTTGTCGGCCCATACCATTGATTGGTATCTGATTCTGTGAACTTCTTCCACAATAGCCCGCGGTTTTTTTTTCCCCAGTCGTCCGGCAAAAACTCCAGCGTTGGCATAAATCATTCCGCCAGTTCATGAGATCTCTTGAGGCGCATGATGTATTCGAGATCGGGTTCTTTCACGATTAGGGAGGGAACGACATATGCTCCTTCAGGAATGTTGATCTGTTGTTCTGGCAAAGAGGCGCTCTTCAGTAGGTACCACGCCTGAGTGATGTAGAGTTTTTCAGCTGCCGTTGCATCGCCTGTTCCCCAATTGGTCTGTTGGATTTGTCCCGCTGTGTTATTGATGTCAACCAAATTGGTCCACAGTTGCATACGCCCAAAGATGATCTCTTCAAGTGAGAACCGACTGTGCATCGATCCCGGAGGCGCAATAGTAAACGACCCGTAAATCTGGGATAGATCATCAGTGGTAACAATTTTCTTAGTTACCAAGTCAAGACGTTGTGCATTGATTACATTACCGCCCATGATGGGTTGGATTTCCTGAACGACTACCGCTTGAGGGAATAGGGTTTCATCTTCAAGAGTATACCCACTTAGATCGAAATAGTCGAATCGATACCAGATGAAGTGGTCAGTGGTTTCAAGGATCGCCCATCCATTAGAAGGGTCGAACGGATTAAATCCAGCATCGCCGCCCGTGATAATAGCGTTGGTTCCGGGCGTCGACTTGCGTAGAACTCTACGCTTCATCGTTTCTTCCTCCGTAGTGCACGATGTGCCTTCTTAGCCAGAGCGCCGAAAGTCATGCGTGGATGCTTCTTTTTGAGTTTCTTATACATACGCGCGAACTTCTTGTTGTATGCGGATGCGCCACGCTTAACTTTCTTGATGACTTTCTTATCCAGCCTTTTTGCAGCTGCAGAATGTGAAAGTTGTTTTGCTTCCTTCGAAGACATTCCACCGGCTTCAAGAACCGCTTGAATGGCGAGACAGGTTGGGCAGACCATGAAGGCCCCTCAGTTGTCGGCAGCCGTGCTCTGGATTGCAATCGCCATCCAATCTTTGGTTCCAAGCTTGACGATGCGACACTTGATGCGGGCTGTGACGTAAACGTCAACAGTCGCACTAGACGCACTGTTATCCGGACCTGTCACCACATAGAGGCTATCATTGACGACCATGCGGGATTCATCGAGTTTGCCAAAGTTGTCAGGATAGAAGTCTGCGGAATGGCTGGCGGTGCTCGCTTCAATGTTCAGCGCGCC